GGGTAGGAGCCCCCATTCTACTAAGAATTGGAAATTCCCCAATGAGGGCGCGGCACTTTAGCGCGGTAAAGCTGCGGCGCACTGTCATATTGCCATTTTCTTCTATAATTATACATTATTTATAATGAATTTTCTTAAAAATTTCTGAAAAAAAATTTCAAAAAGTGCTTGACATTTGTATGATCATATGCTATAATATAATCAGAAAGGGACGAGGAAAACCCTAAAACCTCAGAGAGGATTTAACCGCTATGAAATTTACACATCGAGAATGGGAAATTATTATTTCGCTTGTTGCAGACGCTGTTAGAAAGAGCAATAAAGATGATGAAGTGTATAACGAAGAAGTTAGAGCGATCTTAAAGAAACTAAAGACGACTAATATAGGTTAAGTCGAAACGGGCTTTAGCCCGTCTGCGCGGAATTGCCGCCGCGTACTGATGAGACAGGCAAGAAAGGTATAGACATGACAATTTACGGGCGCACAATTTTATTCACTGATAGCAAAGGTAAGATATTTAGATTAGATGAAAAAGTCACTAAAACCGATTATTTCAAGGCTTACGACAATTTCAGCAAAAGCGCTGATTTTTGGGTTTATGTTGACAGAGACTTAGCAGGGTTTTATATTCGTTTAGATAATTTTAGAATAATGTATCGCATTTATGAAATTTAGAAAGGGGTATGAAAAAATGATTTTTAGGGATATTTACAAGGTTATGCGCTGCAATATACTGCGCGTTAAAGTTGGAAAGATAAAATATGAATATGGCATATTTGCAAAAGAGACCGAGGGCAGACCGTACATTACAGACTTATTTTTATGTGAGGTCATAGAAGTTAAAGCCGTGGGCGAAGACGAATTTTATATAAAATTGAAAGGAAAGAAAAAATGTTCCCATACGAATTGACATTTTCAATATTTTTTGTCTTTATGTGCATTGTTATAATTGTATTGGGTTTGTTGGCAGAATACTTTTAATACAGAAAAATCTGTATAATTTTTTTGAAAAAATTTGCAAAAAAGTATTGACAATTTGAAAAAAGTGTGTTATACTAAATACATCAAGGGGAGCGGATAACCCCTTAAACCGCAGAAAGGCTTTTATAAAATGGAAAAGTACATCACGAGGGCTGTAGAAACGACTACGGCAAAGGTGGCGCCCGTATATTGTGAGGGTGGCGAAATTAAGACTGGCACGGAGTTTTTTGTAGCTGTTGACGGTAAGGCAAGCGACGAGGACATTATTAAGGCGGCGAGAAAGACCAATAAGAACGGTAATTTCGTTATTGTTGGTAAAGAGACCGTTAGCGGGCTTTATCGTGTGCGGCTTGCTGACTTCCTTACTATTGCCGAAAAAATCGAAACTGAAAATAATTAAAAGAGAGGTAACTAAAAATGGAAAACGCTACGGAAAAGAATCTTGTCGTATTTGACGAGGGCGAAAAGATGATTGCAGACCTGAACAGCGCTTCCAATTCGTGGACGTCGTTCAAGGCTGATACGCCCGAGCAGAAAGCCGCACTTTTTGCGGTAATGAATAATCCCGAAAAGCGTATTTCTGACTGCATCAATATGACGCTTTATATTAAGGATTTGTACATTGAAAGTGTGCAGTGTACTAATCCTGATACTGGCGAAGTAAAAACGTGCCCGCGAATTGTTGCTATTGATAAAGATGGCGTAGGCTATCAGGCTGTTTCGCTGGGTGTGTATAGCGCATTTCGAAAGCTGATTCAGATTTACGGCGCTCCTACGTGGGAAAAGCCTATTCCGATTCGGGTTAGACAGATTACGCGCAGAACGCGCTCGATGCTTACTTTTGATATTAACGCAAAAGCGGCGAAGTAAAAATATCAAGCGGGCGGCGAAAGTCGCCCGCTATTTTAATAAAAGGAGATGTTTCACGTGAAACAATTTACAGAATTAAAAAATAGCCCCTATATTTGCGAAACTGAAAGTGGCGTGAAATTTGTGTTTTCGACTCGAATGAGAAAAGAACGTTTTGAAAAAACATATTTGCAAAATCGAAAAGAGATGATGACGCGGTTATTTACTCGCTATGGCGTGAGATGTGTATGCAGTCTTGCAAGCGATATAAACACATATAGGCGTATAGAAACTAATGGTTTCTATGTTGTGTTACCCGATGGCGCGGTGCATACTATTGATGCGTTGATATTTAGGATGGTGAGAACATGAGTAAAATACGCTGGCGGGATAAGGACGAAAGCGAGATAAATAAACTTGTGGGGGCATTTAACCGAAAAGTAAAAAAGGCAGCTAAAAAATACGGGGCTGAAATACAGCCCGAAGCAATAAATTTGCGCGAACTGAAAAAAGCATTAAAAGAGGGCGACAGAAATTTATACAGAAAAACCAAAAGCAAATTGTCCTCTTATTTGATTAAGGGTGCAGAAATGCCGTATACCACTAAAGCGGGCGTAAATATTACATTGTGGCAGAAGCGTGAAATTGATAGGATATTCAAAAGTATAAACGCGAAACGCCGTGCCGCGATGCGCAAATATGACCCGTCTATATATAGAGGTACAATGCACGGCATACAAGATATGAATTTGCAACCCCGCAGAAATACTGTGCAGGAAATTCAGCCTAAAACATTTAAGAAATTCGTTGAGAACCTTGAAAAGCAGTATTTAACCGAAGACAGAGCGCGGCAAGCACAGTATAAAGACAATTATCTATTAGCATTAAAAAATGTTTTCGGAGAAAATTCTCCACTGCTCGAAAAGGTTAGAGCAATTCCAGCTGATAAACTTGTTGAAATGTATTTTAAGTCACCGTTTTTACAAATTGAATTTGTCTACGACCCTCTTGAAGCAAAACAAATTGAAAATCTGATATCCGAAAATTTGGAAAAAGAAAGCTAATAAGTTATGATGTATTCAGCCGATTTTGAGACCACAACTACTTTAACAGACTGCCGCGTATGGGCGTGGGCGGCTGTTGAAATTGGCAATATAAATAATATTCGGATGGGTACAAAGATTGATGAATTGCTGCAATTTTGCTATAACGAAAAAGAAACACCAACTTTATATTTTCATAACTTGAAGTTTGATGGAGAATTCATTATATACTGGCTTTTTCATAACGGGTATGAGCATGTCGAAAATAAAAAGCAATTAAATACTAAAAAATTTTGTACGCTAATAAGCGATAAGGGACAGTTTTATAGCATAGAGATATGCTTTTTGAAAAATAAAAGAGTAAACAAGCGAGTTGTTATTTTGGATAGCTTGAAAGTATTGCCGTTTTCAGTGGCACAAATAGCAAAGGCTTTTAACCTACCTATGTTTAAGCTTGAAATAGATTATAGCGCATATAGAAGTGAAGATCATATTTTAACTGATGAAGAAAAAGAGTATATTAAAAATGATGTAACAATAGTTGCAGAGGGTTTGCAAGCGCTATTTTTGCAAAACCTAACAAAAATGACTACAGGTGCAAATGCGCTGCATAATTATAAAGATATAGTAGGAAAGAAAAATTTTGATAGGTATTTTCCCGTCCCGCCGTATGATGCCGACATAAGAAAAGCGTATAAAGGTGGGTTCACTTATCTAAATCCAAAATACAAAGAAAAAGATGTAGGGACGGGCATAGTGCTTGATGTAAATAGCCTTTATCCGTCTGTTATGTATTATAATCGCTTGCCATACGGTGAGGGTATATATTTTAATGGACAATATAAATTTGATGGGGTATATAATTTGTATGTGCAGCGGTTTAGTTGCCAATTTGAGTTAAAAGAAGGCATGTTACCGACTATTCAATTAAAAAATAATCTTGCTTTTGTGCCTACAGAATATGTGACGAGCAGCAATGGAGAGTTTATTACTTTAAGTTTAACAAGTGTAGATATTGAATTATTTTTTTCTCATTATGATGTATTCGATATTACATATATTGATGGCTGGAAATTCAAAAGCACAATGGGCTTATTTTCGGATTATATTGATAAATGGAACGCTGTTAAAGTACAGGCAACTAAAGATAAAAACGGAAGTTTGCGCACGATTGCAAAGCTAATGTTAAATAGCTTGTATGGAAAGTTTGCGTTGAATCCAAAAGTACAAAGTAAATACCCATATTTAGGTGATGATGATATTATACATTATAGATTGGGAGAAATAGAAGATAGAAAGCCGATATATATTCCGGTAGGTGTATTTATAACAGCATGGGCGCGATATAAAACAATTACAAGTGCACAAAAGGTTTACGATAGATTTATTTATGCTGATACAGATAGTTTGCATTTAGAGGGGGATGAAATACCTAAAGATTTGGAAATTGACGCAACAAAATTAGGTGCATGGAAACATGAAAGCACTTTTACAAGAGCAAGATTTTTAAGACAAAAATGTTATATTGAAGATATTGATAATAATCTAAAGATAACGTGCGCTGGAATGCCTGAAAATTGCTATCAATATGTAACATGGGATAACTTTCATACTGGTGCTTCTTATGCAGGAAAATTAAAAATAAATCATACGCAGGGCGGGATAGTTTTAAGCGAATCTCCGCATACGTTACGGTGATACAGAAATATCTGTATTAAAAATTTTTGAAAAAAGTATTGACAAAATGGAAAATGTATGTTATTATAATAATAGAGGATAGAAGTTTAATTGTACAAGCCGATGCGGGGCAACGGGTGAAAAATACCGCCGTTATCGGGATGGGGTTGCACCTATTGCACAAACTTTTATTACCTCTAATAATTAAACGGGCGGTGGAGTACATGATATTACGGTTAGTATTAAAAGGAAACACCGCCCACTTTTATATTTATGATGTACTGGGATATAAATAAATCAAAATCTTATAATTGCCTATTTAATTTTATAATAGGGGCGCGTGGCGTAGGTAAAACATATGGCTGTAAAAAGGAAGTTATAAAAGACTTCTTAAAAAACGGCAATCAATTTGTATATTTACGCCGTTTCAAGCAGGAATTAAAAAAGATAGATAAATTCTTTGATGATATTAAAGATGAATTTCCTAATGTTGAATTCGCAGTAAAACATAATAAACTATGTATCAACGGAGAAGAAGCTGGAACAGTTATAGCGCTTTCAACAGCGAAAATAGAAAAGTCAACGCCATTTCCGAAAGTAAAAACAATTATATTCGATGAATTTATTCTTGATGCCGGTTATCATAAATATTTGCCCGATGAAGTTACAAACTTTCTTGAATGCTATTCGACTATAGCACGAAACAGAAATGTAACGGTATATTTTATTTCAAATGCGCTTACTATTACTAATCCTTATTTTATTTATTTTAATTTACGTTTGCCATACGGCAATAAGAGCATAATAGCAAAAGATGATATTTTGCTTGAAGTAGTAAAAGCAGAAGATTATGCTAAAGCCGTTAAAGAAACAAGATTCGCGCACATAATAGCTGGGACGCCTTATGCTAATTATGCTATTGATAATACATTTTTGCGCGATGATAAAAATTTTGTACAAAAGAAAACGGCAAACAGCAAATACTGTTTTACGATGGTTTATAAGGGTGAAAGTTATGGCGTTTGGATAGACTATAACGAGGGCTTACAGTTTGTATCTAAAGATACAGACCCATCTAATAAAGCTATATACTGTTTGACAATGTCTGACCACAGCCCGAACACGATGTTATTGAAGGGGCATAAGAGCGTTCTTGTTGAGCAGTTTATAAAAAATTATAAAATCGGCGTTGTGCGATTTGAAAGCATAAATATTAAAAATATCTGTGCCGAAATAATCAAAATGACGTTGTAGAAAGGGGAAAAAATGGATGTAGGCACTTTTACATCGCTTATTTCGGGCGTTGGTTTTCCTATTGCGTGTGTAATTGCCATGGGCTTCTATTTTGTATGGGAGCGAAAACAGCGCGCAGAGGAAAACAGAAACAGAGATAATGTTATTAAAGATTTGACCACTACAGTAAACAATAACACTATTGCGCTTGAAAAGCTAATTGAAAGATTGGGGACAAAGTAAAATGATTTTTCCGTTTAATTGTGATAAAATCAAAGTTACTTCACCGTATGGCGAGCGCGATTTTAACGGTAAAAATTTTCATTCGGGCTATGATATAGTCGGTATCGGAAGCAGTGAAGTAACAGCAGTTTGTAACGGTAAAGTTGTCGTTTCAAGAATTATTACAGATAAATCTAATTTAACATGGCAATGGGGGAATTATATCTGTATTAAAGATTCTGTTACAGGAAATTTACATTACTATTGCCACTTGCGAGAGCGCAAAGTTAAAAGAGGGGAAGCTGTAAAAATAGGGCAGGTTATCGGTATTATGGGGAATACTGGCTACTCTTTTGGAGCACATTTGCACTTTGAAGTCCGAGTAGGAAACACGCCGATTTCCCCGCTTACTGTATTGCATGTGCCGAATAAAATAGGCACTTATGAAAATACAGTAAAATCCGATATAGAAACTCTTGTTAGTGCGAAAATTATTTCTGTCAAACAGTATTGGGAGAATCATGCGAATGATATTGAATATTTGCCCAACCTACTTGCCAGTATGGCTGAATATGTGAGGAATAATAAATGACGAGAGAGGAACTTACAGAAAAAATTACACGCATTTCTGAACTTAGCGGTGATAACGCTGAAGTTATGGAAACATTGCGCGAAATTCAAGAAGGCTATGCCGCGCCTGAATTTACCCGTGAACAAGTATATAATACCAACGGGGAAACATGGGAGCAAAGCTATAATAACATGGTAACAAAATACCGTGAAACTTTTTTCGCTGGCGATAATAAACCTAATAAAATTGAGGAAAAAGAAGTTGGCGAAGAAATTACATTTGATGATTTATTCAAGGAGGATTAAAAATGCCTAATATTCCTAAAAGTAAAGCACTTATTTATGATAGTGTAAATATTCTCAATGCCATTAGAAATAATGCGTCAATGACATATCAGGAGCGCGTCCCTGTCGCAACGCGAGATAATATTGCGGAAACTGGCGCTGCCATTAACATGTATACGGCAACGCAGAATGAATTTCTTAACGCGCTTGTAAACCGTATTGCGCGCGTTATTATTACTTCTAAACTTTATGAAAATCCGCTCCGCAGATTTAAGAAGGGTATTATGGAGTACGGTGAAACGGTCGAGGAAATTTTCGTAAACATTGCGAAAGCGCACCCGTTTGACCCGATTGTAGCCGAAAAGACTGTTTTTCAGCGCGAAATTCCCGATGTCGCAGCAGCGTTCCATAAGCTGAATTATAAGAATTTTTACAAGGCTACTATTTCCGACGAACAGCTTAGGCAGGCTTTTCTTTCGGCAGAGGGCGTAACAGACCTTATCGCAAGAATTGTCGACAGCATGTATAGTGGCGCAGAATTTGACGAATTCCTTTGCATGAAGAATCTTATCGAAGACGCCGCAAAGAACGGCAGATTCTACCCTGTTACGATTCCCGAAGTTACGGCTGATAATGCAAAGTCTATTGTAACTACGATTAAGGGTATTAGCAATAAAATTGAGTTTATGAACAATAAATATAACTCTATGGGCGTTGCTAACTTTACTAAAAAGCCTAATCAGATTCTTATTATTGACGCAGCATTTGACGCACAGATTGACGTCGAGGTTCTTGCTTCTGCTTTCAATATGGATAAAGCCGAATTTATGGGGCAGCGCGTCTTGATTGATGACTTCGGTACTCTTACTGGCGCAGTAGCGGCACTTGTCGATGCGGACTGGTTTATGGTATTCGATAATATGTTGAAATTCACGGAAATTTACAACAGTGAAGGGCTTTACTGGAACTATTTCTACCATAAGTGGAGCACTTTCTCTACTTCTCCGTTCGCTAATGCTGTTCTGTTTACAACCGATACGACTACTGTAACAGGCGTAACTGTAACGCCGAATAAGGCAACAGTAGCAAAGGGTGGCGTACAGCAGTTTGCGGCGGCTGTTGCTGGTAGCGGAAGCGTTATCCCGCAGGGTGTTGTATGGACGATTACAGGAACGGAAACGCCTAAGTCGCAGATTGACTGGACGGGCAAGCTGCTTGTAGCGCCCGACGAACCTAATACTGCACTTACTGTTACTGCTACTTCTGTATATGACGGTAGCAAGGCTGGCACAGCTACGGTTACAGTAGAATAAGCTAAAATTATATGCGGGCTGGCAACAGCCCGCTATAATAGAAAGGTTAAAAATCTATGGCAGATTATAGACCCGAAACAAAAGTATATTTATGTGAACAAGTGCCGCTTGATGATACATACACAGACACTTTGGATTTTGCAGATAAAACTGCACAAGCAACATATTTTACCTCTAAAGCTACACATAAATATACTAATTTATCCTATCAGCGCGTAAATAACTCTATTGCAAATCCGCGTTCAGCTTTGACTTGTCGCGTTCCCGATTTAGCGGATAATTTGTATAATTGCAATTACATGATGTTTCAAAATAATAACTTTGGGGCAAAATGGTTTTATGCGTTCATCAAACAAGTAAATTATATTAGTCCCGAATGTACAGAAATTGTTTATGAAATTGATAATATACAAACTTGGCTATTTGATTTTGAGGTAGGAGAATGTTATGTAGAACGTGAGCATTCATCGTCTGATGCGCCATTTGAAAATATATTAACTGAACCTATAAACGTAACAGAATATACATACACTGGCGAAAAGTATGAATACCCAACAGAACAGTATATAACACTACATGCTACCACTAATTCAGAGGGCGAGCAAGCTGGAATCGGTTTTCATGGGGGAATTTTTGACGGTTTATATACAGCGTGTTTGGAAAAAAGTTTAGAAGTGCAAAATGGGATTATTGCGCAAATGTTAACTAATTACGTTAGTAAAGCCGAAGATAAAAGTTTGCCTAATTGGTCTATAAACAATACAAATGCTGCAAATGTTGTTGGATTGACAATGAGCCGCACTAAAATTGGATTTGCCAGCACTACGGAAACTAAGGATACAGGCTTTAATAACGTCGTAGAGCGAGTAAACACAATTAAAATAGCTAACAAAAAATTATTAAATTCACAGTTTAGATACTTTTTATTTGTAGGCGCAGACGGAAAAACCCAAATTATTAAACCTGAAATGTTTAATATAAGTCCGCTTCCTTTAAGAATAAAAGCCTACATAAATCCATCTTCACTGCCCAACACTACTTTTATACCGCTTAGTTATGATGGATTAGAGGAGAACTGGAATTATGCAATAATTGACGATGAATTAGTCCAATGTGGCTGGGCGACAGATGGCTATACACGCTGGATGCAAGAACATCAAAATTCCTTTAGTAGAGGTTTAGCAACAGCAGGGTTAAAAATTGCAGCAGGTTTAGCAACAGCAGGGGTGGCTACTACAGCTTCAATGGCAGTAGAGGGAACTGTAACAGCAGCCGCAGGAAAATTAGCAATGGGGAAACTTTCATCTGAACGAGAAGACGCAAAAAATTTACCTGATATGGCGAATGGAAATATTTTTTCAGGTTCAGCTTCTTTTTCAAATAATAGACCATCTTTGACTATTTATGAAGTGTGCGCGGATGAAAAATCTATACAAAGAGCCGACAAATTTTTAACGAAATTCGGGTACTTAAAAAAAGAAACAAAAGTTCCAAATAGAAAAAGCAGAAGTTTATGGAATTATGTTAAAACTGGCGTTCCTCTTATTACTGGGAGCATTCCCGTATCAGCTATGGAAACAATAAAAACTGCATTAAATAATGGTGTTACTTTTTGGCATGATTCTGATTTAGGAAATTATAATAGGAATAACGATGTAACAGGCTTAGAGGGGTGGTAAAAATGGCTATTAACATTTTACATTTTATTTGCAGAATTTTATTGATTGAAAGCATACTCGAAATAATTGGTGGTGATTATAAATGCCTTTAGTAGTAGAAAACATTCTAAACGCAAAACCATGCGTGCGCAATATAAATTCTGACAGACTAAATCGTAACACTTTCAATGATTATTTTAATCGCCTGTTTGAGCTTGCTATCAATATGTTTAAGTGGGAGAATTTACCTGATACTGTAGATGAACGCTTTCTTGAATTGGCTTTATGTGAAAAGGGATATTGCCTATATTTTAATGATGATATTATGGGCAATCTTGCGCTTACTTGTATGATTGGTGGGGAACTTGATGTTTATCGCATTCCTACACGAAGAATTGCTTATGCGGTAAATGGCTATCAAGCTGAACGCACAAACAAAGATAGTGTTCTCATTTACAATAATTATCTGCACACACCCACGATGCAAACAATTTCTCTTTATGCGGAACGCCTTACTGCTATTGAACGCGCCATTGATGTGAATGTAAATGCGCAGAAAACGCCTATAGCGATTCTTACAGACGAAAAGCAAAAGCGTACAGTTGAAGAAATTTATCGTAAATATGAGGGAAACGCGCCCGTTATTATCGGTGCAAAAAATCTTGATTTGAATAGCGTTAAAGCTATGACGACAGGAGCACCATATGTAGCAGATAAACTCAACATCTTAAAGCGGCAAATTTGGAATGAAGCTCTAACATTTTTCGGAATTGAAAATGCAAATACAGAAAAGCGTGAACGCCTTGTTTCAGATGAAATTACATCTAATTTAGGAGGTGTACAGGCACAGCGTTATGTTATGCTAAACGCAAGAGAGCAAGCGGCGGATAAAATCAACCGCATGTTCGGCACTAATATTAGCGTTAAATTCAGACAGGATATTTTAGGCTTAGAGGGGGTGAGCGAAGATGGCAGTTTATACAGTGGAATTGGGAACGCTGGTGAAGCGGGGCTACCCGATAGCGCTGAATAATTATCCCATTTTTGACGAGGGTCATAGAGCAATCCTAAATAATAAAATTATTAGGCATTACTATTTCCGTGAAATTTGCTGCGATTCGCCCGAACGGTTTAATTTTTATCTTGAAACTAAAATGGATGAAATTATGCCGTATTATAATCAGCTTTATAAAAGTGAACTGCTTGAATATAATCCGCTTGCGACAGAATTTTATAGCGAAACAAATTCGTTGTCAAAAGAAGCAAAGAAAGCTGTCGAAAATTATATTAAGAAAATAGCAGAAGAATCTACTGGGGATAACTACAGCGGCAGCAAGCGTGAAAATCTTAACGAAGACACTAAACGCGATGCAAGCGGAACGGAAACTAATAAAGCTACAAGGACAGACAAGTTAAAAGAAGTTTCAGTAACCGCTGAAACCAACTCGAATACACGAACTGATGATTTAACAGAAGCTGTAGAAACTACAAGTGGAAGCACTAAAAATTCCGATGCCATGAATAATAGTACCACGACTAACGCACTTAAAACTACAAATAGTAGTGAAAATAGCGGAAGTGGGACAAGTAAAACAAGCGGCAACAAGGTAACAGGTTTTAGTGATATTCCACAAGCTGGCTATGAAACTACAGTTACAGAAAATGCTGATGGAAGTGTAACCACTATTTCAAAAGGCTATCTAACAACGCGCACCACTGAAAGCACGAACGAGCAAAATGCGACTACCACCAAAGAAACAGGTAAAGCCACTACAGAAAATACAGGTACAGTTACGGTAAAATCTGAACTTAAACAGAAAGATGAAATTGCCGAAACTAATTCTTCCACTAAAACTAATACTGGCACTGTAGAAAATGCAGGTAGCGTAGACAAAACTGTAACTAAAGATAATACTGGCACTCAAAATAATGATAGTGACGGTACTATGACAGAAACAGAAACAGGCTCTAAAACCAATAAAAATAATATCTATGAAGATACGCAGAGAAATGTTTTTGTTTCCTCTAAAAATGTTGGCGAAAATGCCGAACAGGAAAAGCGCCACGAAAAAGAAAACGGCGAGTTATTTGCCGAGGGCAGACGAGGAATTTCTCCCGCCGACCTTATAAGAAAATACCGAGAAATTATTCAGAATGTCGATATGATGATTATTGACGAATTAAATGATTTATTCATGGGGGTTTTTTAAC